CTCGTCGAAAGCGACTTGAACCGCGACACCCGCCTGTGGGCGGCGCATGCGCAGCTCTGGTCGGCTGAGAACCCCGACGCCTACGCCGGCACGCACAACTACGACGGCGTGATGGTCATCTTCGACGAGGCGAGCGGCATCCCTGACGCGATCTGGTCGGTCACGGACGGTTTCTTCACCGAAAACACCCCGGATCGCTTCTGGTTCGCGTTTTCCAACCCTCGCCGCAACACCGGCTACTTCTACGAGGCGTTCCACGCCCGGCGCGCGTTCTGGTCGACCACGATCGTGGACGCCCGCACCGTCGAGGGCACCGACCAGAAGGTCTACGAGCGCATCATCGACGAATACGGGGCCGACAGCCCGCAGGCGCACGTCGAGGTCTACGGGGTGTTCCCGTCCGAGAGCGACGACCAGTTCATCTCAAGCACCCTGGTCGACGACGCCATGGAGCGCACACCGACCAAAGACCTGACCGCGCCCATCATCATCGGCGTGGACCCGGCGCGGTTCGGGTCGGACGCCACCGTCATTGCCGTGCGCCGGGGCCGCGACATCATCAGCATCCGCCGGCACCGCGGCGCGGACACCATGGAGGTCGTGGGCCGGGTCATCGAGGCGATCGAGGAGCACAGCCCAGCCCTCGTGGTCGTCGACGAGGGCGGCGTCGGCGGCGGCGTGGTCGACCGGCTCAAGGAGCAACGCTACAAGCAGGTGCGAGGCGTGAACTTCGGCATGCGCTCCCGGCAGCCGCTGATGTGGGGCAACAAGCGGGCCGAGATGTGGGGCGCCATGCGCGACTGGCTCAAGACGGCGAGCATCCCCGCCGACCGGCTGCTCAAGAGCGACCTGATCTCGCCGCTGGTCAAGCCGGACAGCAAGGGGACGATGTTCCTGGAGAGCAAGAAAGACATGCGCGCGCGGGGGCTACAAAGTCCTGACGCCGCCGACGCGATCTGTGTTACGTTCGCCTTTCCTGTGGCCTCAACAGCACGTGTCGACAAAACCACACAAAGGCACTACGCTCCGACGCAATCCTCGTGGATGGGCTCCTGACACATGGCCAAAACCGACATCAAGGGCGACCTGCTGGCCACCATGCGGTCCCGCATGAACGTGGCCGTGGCTGCGTACGGCGACAGCCGTGCCGCCGAGCTGGACGACCTGCGGTTCATGGCCGGATCGGCTGACAATAACTACCAGTGGCCCTCCGACGTGCTCTCCAGCCGCGGCTCCAGCCAGGGCATGACGATCAACGCGCGTCCGTGCCTGACGATCAACAAGCTGCCGCAGCACGTCAGGCAGGTGACCAACGACCAGCGCCAGAACCGGCCCACCGGCAAGGTCATCCCGTCAGACGACTACGCCGACGTCGAGGTCGCCGAGATCTTCAACGGCATGATGCGGCACATCGAGTACGCATCGGACGCTGATGTCGCCTATGACACAGCCTGTGACAATCAAGTCACATACGGCGAGGGCTACATCCGGCTCCTGACCGAGTACTGCGACGACAACACCTTCGATCAGGACATCCGCATCGGGCGCGTGCGCAACTCGTTCAGCGTCTACATGGACCCGATGATCCAAGACCCCACCGGCGCGGACGCCCAGTGGTGCTTCATCACCCAAGACCTGATGAAGGAGGAGTATGAGCGCCAGTTCCCCGACGCCTCGGTGCGGTCGATCCAGGAGCAGGGCGTCGGTGACCCCAGCCTGAGCCAGTGGCTCAGTCAGGACACGGTGCGCATCGCCGAGTATTTCTATGTCCACCACGAGCCGGGCACGCTCAACCTCTACCCCGACGGCCTGACGGCCACGGAGGGCAGCCGGGAGGACAAGGTCGCACGGTTGCTGTTCGGCAAGCCGTCGCAGACCCGCCGCGTCGATCGCAAGACGATCAAGTGGATCAAGACCAACGGGTTCGAGGTGCTGCAAGAGCAGGACTGGCCCGGCAAGTGGATCCCCGTGGTCCGCGTCGTCGGCAACGAGTTCGAGATCGACGGCGAACTGCACATTTCCGGCCTCATCCGCAACGCCAAGGACGCGCAGCGGATGTACAACTACTGGACCAGCCAAGAGGCCGAGATGCTGGCGCTGGCCCCCAAGGCCCCGTTTATCGGCTACGGCGGGCAGTTCGAGGGCTATGAGGGCCAGTGGAAGACGGCCAACGTCAACAACTGGCCGTATCTGGAGGTCAACGCCGACGCGACCGACGCGCTTGGCAACCCTCTGCCCCTGCCGCAGCGCGCACCGCCGCCGCTGGCGCAGACGGGGCTCATCCAAGCCAAGATGGGGGCGTCGGACGACATCAAGTCGACCACGGGGCAGTACGACAGCAGCCTCGGTGCCACGTCCAACGAGCGGTCGGGCAAGGCTATCCTCGCGCGCGAGCGCCAGGGCGACACCGGCACCTACCACTACATCGACAACCTCGCCCGGGCGATCCGGCACGTCACGCGCCAGTGCATCGACCTGATCCCCAAGATCTACGACACGGCGCGCATCGCCCGCACCATCGGCATGGACGGCGAGGTCAGCATGGCCCGCATCGACCCGATGCAGCCCGAGCCGGTGCGCAAGATCGAGGACGAGGAGGGCAACGTCATCGACAAGATCTACAACCCGTCCGTCGGCAAGTATGACGTCGTGGCCGTGACCGGGCCTGCCTACGCCACTAAGCGCCAGGAGGCTGCGGAGAGCATGAGCCAGGTGCTGCAAGGTAACCCGGCGCTGTGGCAGGTCGCCGGCGACTTGTTCGTCAAGAACATGGACTGGCCGGGAGCGCAGGAGATGTCCGAGCGGCTGCGCAAGACGATCGACCCGAAGATCCTGGCCGACGACGACAAGTCGCCCGAGCTGCAAGCTGCCGAGAAGCAGATCGAGGAAATGGGCGGGATGCTCCAGCAGATGCAGGGCGCGCTCAAGAACGTCGAGCAGTCCATGGAGGCGCAGCAACTGCGCAACGATCAGTTCCTCGCGCAGGTCAAGGCGTACGACGCCGAGACTAAGCGCATCGGCATCATGCAAGCGGGCATGACACCGGAGCAAATCCAAGATACCATCGACGGCACCATTGACGCGGCGATGCAAACGGGCGACCTCGCCCCGCAAAGCCTCGCCCCACCCATGTGAGATAGGCCATGTCCCGCATCGTCCCCATCCAAGCGCCTGTAAAAGTCGTGGACTTCACGATTTCAATTATCAACGCGAACGGGACCGTCGCTTCCGCTCCGCCCGCCCCGAGAGGCTAAAATGTCGCGCATCGTCCCGCTCCCCGCCTCCAACACTGTCGTCGACAGCACGGTGGCCATCATCAACGCCGACGGCACGGTAGCCACGCTGCGCGCTGCGGTCAGCCAGTCCGAGTTGTTCACCTCCAGCGGCACGTTCACGGTGCCGACCGGCGTGTCGACCGTAATGGTAACCCTTGTCGGCGGCGGCGCTGGCGGCGGCGGCGGTCACGCTACGGGCGCTGCTGGCGGCGGTGGAGGTGGTGGGGGCGCGGTGTTCCGTTTCCCTGCGTCGGTCACGCCCGGCTCAACGCTAACCGTTACGGTAGGGCCAGGATCGGCTGGGGGGGCAGTTGGCTCTCCCGGCGGGTCAAGCGCAAACGTGTCAAGTATCACGGGCGCTCTTGTTCCTGTTCCGGTGGCCTTTCCGGGTAGTCCCGGTACTGCTGGCGGCGCGGCTACCGGGGGTAATGGGGGTGGTTCGGGTAACACTGGGTTCTCATTGACCGCTGGTGGAGGTGGCGGAACAGGGACGGGTAGCACCGCCGCCGCTGGCGGTGTCCCGGGGGCTGTAGGGTTTCACCTCACGGGCACGGGGGGCGGCTCCGGTGCGGGTTCGGGGGGGACCACGGGCGGCGCGGCCCGTTCGTTCTTCTCGCCAAGCGGCGTTAACGGCGGTCAATCTGGCGTTAGCGGCGGCGGCGGTGGGTGTTCCATCATGGGTAACGGCGGCGTCGGCGGCTCTACAGGCGTGGCAGGCACAGCGGCAGCCGCAGGGCAATATGGCGGCGGAGGCGGCGGCGGAGGTATGAACGCAGCGGGGGGCGATGGCCGGTCCGGGTGCGTTCTTTTTGAGTGGGTTGGCTAATGACCGACATTACCAACGGCAAGACTTACCCGCAGCTCGACGAAGAAACGCTCCCGATCGTCGGCACTGACGTGCTGGCGATCTACCGCGGTCCCGGCCCGCTGTCGCAAGTCCCTGCATCCGGGCTGCTGGACTACATCGAGACGGGTATAGATCCGCTCGTGACCGCAGCGGAGACGGCCCGCGACGAGGCCGAGGCGGCTGAAATCGGGGCCGAGGCTGCCGAAGTAAGCGCCCAGGCTGCACTGACCAGCGCAACTGCGCAGGCCCTGCTGGCGCAAGGCTACGCTGGCGAGGCTGCGAACGCGCGGCTGGCGGCGGGCTTTTACCCGTCTGCCCGGTCCAACGTGCCTCGCGGCATCGTGTCGACGTCCAGCCTTGTGGCAGGATCTGGCGGGGCCAACGGGACGTTCGCGCTCGCCTTCGCTGGCGGCAACTTCACGGTTGCCCCCTCAGGCACGTTCACGGTGTCGGGCGGCGCGCTGACCAGCGTGTCGATCACCGGCCCGGGTCTGTATATTGGGGCTTCCCCCACGGCCCCGACGGCGGTCTTGACGGCGTCGGCAGGACTGGCCGGCGCGTCCGTCGTGCTGGACGCGGGCTTCCTTGCGGGCTCCGGAGAGTATTACTGGACCGACGACGCCACCAGCGCCAACCTGATGGCGCTCTACCAGAACGTCGCGGGCACGGCCACGGCTACGTCACCCCTAGTGAACCTCACCAAGACGCTGGACGCTGCGGTAGTGCCCTGCACCGTGTCGGCTCCAAACTCGCGCTCCTACCCTATGACCCCGGTTACGGGCTTCTCGGTCAGCGGCGTCGGCACGAGCCAACTGTTCTTCGGCATCGCGGGCGCGACCAACGCAGAAGGCCAGCTTGGGTCGATTGTCACGGCGACGATAGCGGGCGTGTTCTCCGGCGCAGCAACCGAGATCGTGCTGCCCAACGGCAACTCGCTGCCCGCCAGCGCAATCCAACTGAACTCGCCGTTTATTATCCAGCCCTCGGCTGCTCGCTCTAAATATGTGCTGGTGTCCCCGGCGTTCGACGCACAGATGATGTTCGTTCAGCTTGAGTGGGTGTCCGGCACTGGCAACACTATCGTCGCGAAGCTACCCTATTCAGAAATCAAACTGCCGTCGCTAAACAACATTCGGTTTGCGTTTCAGGCGCAAGGAGACAAGCCTTTTGGCACTCCATCGCTGACGATCCGCAACTACCAGAACACAGCCGACATTCTTTCGGCCACGGCTATTTACGACAAGGACGATACCCTGGCGCTTACGGCGGCAGGGCTATGGGAGGCGAAACAAACCATTGAGGTTGTTCGTGTAGCCTCTGGACGGCTTAATGT